TTAGGAACAAGAGTCGGCTTGCCTGGTGGTTTATAAATGAGGTCACCGAGAATTTCCTCAAATATGGCTTTACCCATCAGTTTCTGCATCTCTGTCATAGGAATAAGGCTCTTACGGTAAATGTCCTTAAATCCGCTTGCCGCAGCTTTTTCTGCGATGGCATCATCATCTTTGTATTTGCGAACCGAACGACCTTCCACAACTTTAAAACCGTTCCACTCTTTGCCGTGATTCACAGCGGCGTCTGTGGCGTAGGTTGTTATCTCATTTGCCCATTTAGTAAGGTCGGGAAGAATGAACAGAATCTCTTCTATCTCGTTATCAGTAAGTAACGGTGGCATCTTAAACTCTGTCTGTGCGAGTTTTAATTTTTCTTCGGCTCTTGCACGGCATCTGACTGTAGCTTTGCAGAAAGTACACCATTCACCTGGTATATATTCGCCCTCGCCGTTATAGGCTTTTGCTGCCTTTGGTTTAAGTTCCTCTTCTGCCCAACATTTAAGTTCCTCTACCGGTACAGTCCACGTGCTGACATTTTCTCTTCTTGGCTGGAAAATCGTCATTGATACTTCGTTGATATCATAAAGGCTGTCATAGATTTCAAGGGCACCCAAGGCATAAAGTTTCATCTGAGGATTGTCCACCGCATCAACAAGCACACCCATTCCATATTTGAAGTCTACGATGTGAAGTCTGTCATCTGAGATGATTAAACAATCTCCAGTACCAAAGCCGTCTGGTACATAGCAGGAAAAATCAAGGCGCTTTTCGATAAGGACGATTGGATCATTGCAGGACTTCCTTGCAAGTTCCACCTGTTCCATAACGAAGTCAACATAGGCATCCGTGCATTCTTCCATCTCATCTGAGTCATAGTCTGATATAGGACGCTTACTCCTTATATGAAGCACCTTTTTCAGTTTGTGCTCTGAGAGTGCATGTGCCGCTGATCCTTCGTCTGCTGCAGCACCGCTTGTACTCTCAAACTCAAGTTCAAGCCTTGCTGATGGTAAGCAATGAAGCCACCTGTGTGAAGATGATGCAGATAATATTGCGTGATTACCCATTGCCAAGAACCTCCGCATCTTTCAAGATGTCAGCATAGTAAGCCTTGTCAACGGCACTTAACTTGTCTGCACCATACTTTTGAATGATTCCTCGTACTTCGGCTGTAAATCCAAGCTGGCTCTTTTCGGCAAGCACCATACGCACTTTTTCAAGTGGGATATCCGGCTCTTTTGCTGTTTCTGTCTTTGTGGCAGGCACTTCTTTTGGAGCAGAATCACTTTCTGTCATTGCATCACAAACTGCCTGTATGCTGTCTGCAAGACTTCGCATATCATCTACCACATCAAGCAGTAACTTTACTTTGCTCAAGGTCATTTCCTCCTTTCGTAGTCTCACAGATAGCGAGTTCCTCGACACTATCTCCGGGAATCAGAATGGTTACACGCTGTTTATCTCCAAGGAGGAAACGTAGGATGCGCTCCCGTACAGTGATATTACGGCACGTAACGATTCCACCTGTCTGTGGCTCTTTTGAAACACTGATTTTTAAGCTGTGTTTCATGTCCTTCACCTCTTTCTTAAAGGGCGATTTATTTGTTGCCCTCTACCTGGTAGCCACGGGCGGAAAGGAAATCTGACGGTTTTTTAGAAAAAAATAATGCCCTCGGAAGTTTTTTTGACCTCCAAGGGCATTGCTATATGGATGTATGATTATTGCTGTTAGTTGATACAGTGTAACTTTACTCGCTGTACTTGATGAAGGCATCCTTAAAGCCAGCAGCTTTAAGCTTGATAAGCATGGCATCTGCGTTTGCCTTAACGGAGTATGCACCTACCTGCACACGGTAGTATTTTTTCGGTGCTGTAGGTGTGACGGGAGTGGGCGCTTCTGCTGCCGCAAGCCCGGCTTTTACATCAGCACGAAAAGTATCCATGCTCTTGCCGTGCTTTGGGAACCAATTTTTAGGATCGCCATGATTTGAAGCGATACCTTTCTGATACCCCTCATAATGCCCGATTATATCTTTATCTGTCAGCCCATACTGTTTGCAAAGATAGACGCAAAGTTCCACGGCTTCTTTGTATACGGCAGAAAAATATGCGGTATCGGTCAGACCATCCTCGCAGATTTCAAAACCGATGTGTGTATCGTTAGCAGAACCTCCGGCATGCCAGCCTCGGTGGTTCCAGGGCAGAGTCTGATAGGTTGCGATACTGCCATCCGCCAGTTTGCCAATAAAGGCATGGACACAGACCTGCCGCCCATCCGGCTTATCTTGATTCCAATGGTTACCCGCTTGATTCTTTCCTAGTAAACCATCATCAGGCCCAACATAGCGTTTCAGATAGGGGTTGTTCGCCCCGGTAGAATGCACCATGATGCCCCTTGGTTTAATAGTACGGCCTGCCTTGTAGCAGGCATTGTTTGTAAGTATTAGCTTGTGCAACTTCATATTACTCACCCTTTCCATTAAGCTGTGCGAGAATCGTTTTTAAGTTGTCCGGTACAGGTAGTCCAATTGCTACTGTATTTTCAAGAAGGGAAATACCCTCATTGGAAATATAGAAGAATATGACCGCTGTGCGAAACGGCGCACCTGTCACACCAAGTAGATAAACATCCGCAAGGTGGCCTATACCGACAACAAGTAATATTGCCACTTTTTTCGCTATTCCTTGTGCACCAATCCGACTGGACAAACGTTTCTCAACAACAGCACGGAGAACTCCCGTGAGGTAGTCAACCGCTATAAAAGCTATCAGTGCGTAAAGAAATCCATCAAGACCCCCTAAATACCAACCGAGCAATCCGCCCAGCCCAGCAAATCCTGTTTGAATCCAAATCCATAAACTTTTCATATTCTTTCACCTCCGAGTTATTAAATTGCTTGTGTCCAGCCGTAAACGCCCGGCTCCCAGACATTATCAGACACATTTGATGTCCAGTGCTTGTTGTTGTGCGATACCTTGTCTCCAATACCATAAGCATCGTGCGCGCCGATAGGCGGAAACCATGTCGGCCATTCATCGGCAGGATCGCCGATTTTAGTCCACATTGACGGTGTTGCACTTGGCTTGGTATTTTGGCCGCTACTCACATCGTGGATGGAACGGTATAGAACTCCTTCATCACTTACAATACTTTTTGCTTTCCCTGTCCAATTTTCATCCCAGACCGGGAATAGAGTAGCATGCTCCGTAACCGTTACATCATCAAGTTGCTCGCTTTGTGCAAGGAAAACAAAAACGAGTGACGATATGTCACCCGCTACTTTCACAGACTTTCCGAACAGTAGTCCCAAATCTCTGTCATTCATTTTCAAACCCCTCCTTCAGACCTTCCATAAACGAAAGCAACCGCTCCGCAGTTATTTCCGCTTGAGGTACTTGCATAAACTCCACTTCAAAGACACCACTTTCGGGAAAGCTACGATATGAGAACAGCTTCCCATAAAGCGTATAAGTTTCAACAACCTCCCCGGTATCGGTCTGCACAACCAGAGCTTTCGGATCAATTTTTTTAATCTCATCCAATGTGGTGCTGTGCAAAACAGCGCAGAACCGCTCTCCGGCGGCATAGTTGGTACAGAAAATCCCATTTAGTTTCATGAGGTTACCTCCGTTTCAAAATCATACAAAGTCCAGGTGCTACTGTTGGGAGTATGAAGCTTATATCTTCTTGACCCTCTGGCAGGTGCGAGTTGAGAATAGAATGCAGTAAAGGTCTCGTTGTAATCTCGCTTGATTATTCCACCTAAGCCGTTAAGCCCAAAAACAGTGCATACAGTCGGATACTGATTATTTACAATAGCGATCTTGTTAAAGGGAAGAAACGAATACGCGTTGTATGCATAGCTTGTTGTACGAAAGAGCGAGGCATGACGCATAAGAGCTCCTTCGGAGATTTCTAATATAACTGCAGCTGCTCTTGCGCTTCCACCATCATCGCCCCAATCGATGTTGTTCCATGAAAGTAGAACCATCCCATTTTCCATGACCACTGCTTGATCAGGGCTGTTAAGGGTGCTATGTGGGGTTTTCGCTGAAAACTCAAGATAGCTTGATATGAACCTATCCCCCGATGAATAGATAGACACCATGACAGCCGGATAGGTAGTGGTGCTTTCACCCTTTTGATAAACCCCAACTAACGCACCTTTTGTAAAACTAAACTTGCTGCCGCTCATTTCACTGGTATATCCAGAATATGCCCTTGCATATTCCGAATAGGGATGGGCTACTTTACCTTCCCACACTAGCCCGATTTGGCCGACTGAGCAACCGTACAGCCACCCGTTAGCCGCAGTTGTGTACATATTGTCAATACGCCAAACGTACTTGGCAAGACCGCTTTCACGGTCAAAGCAGCAAAAGAACGGTCTGTGCAGGCTGGCGTTTCCGATGCTTGCAGTCTGGATGCCTATCTGTAGCGGTTCACCCGTCGAACCCTTCA